GCATTAAATTGTTCCCGACGCGTCCCAGGAAATCGCATGAAGCATTCATATCAATGGCACACTTTTAGCAATCCTTCCATTCCATTCTTTTCTAACTTTGGATTCCGAATCAAGGTAGTGAATTCCGAATCCCATTTTCTTATTATTATAGCTTAGGCGTTTACGATACTCAGCATTACGTTTCAGTAATCTATCTACCCCGCCAATGTTTTTATAATGAAGTAAATATAGCGACTCTTCCGAATAAACCACATTGCCAATAGGGTTACAAATATGCGCACCAGGTTTGTAATTAATTTCTTTAATCTCTTTAGGATTGAATATAACTGATTTTGAATAGTTGTCAAATCTGTAGCCTGTTGTTATTTCTAGTAGGTCATTTTTTGGCATTGATTCTGAATAGATGTTCCAGCCTATTGTTTTGAATATTGTGCATCGGTCATCAAAACCAATATCGGCTAGATATTCTTCTGTTGGTGGGTTATTTGTTAATACCTCATCACAATCACAAACAATCACCCAATCTGCATCACTACCCTTCCAACAATTATTTTTAACATCCAAATAAGCCTGATCGTCTAGCTGATTTTTAATACCGAACTTCTTAACATCACATCCCATTGATTCGGCAATCAATTGCGTTGAGTCACTGGAATAATTATCATAGATCGTAATATGATTACAAAACTTTTGATAATGTTTAATTACCAAGCCTATTATTTCGGCTTCGTTCCATGCTATTATGTGAGCTTCAATTTTCATATCAAGGACATATAAAATTTAAAAGCCTCTTCACTTACGTTTGATTTAAGCCATGAAAAGTCATGATCTTTTTTATTAAAAGTTTGAGCATGGCCTTTACCTCCTGACTTTCCGTGGTCGTGTCCTTTAATCCCGATGCTTCCGCTCTCACTTACAAACTTCGTCTTAAAATTACGCGCATGTTTCCATATTTCAATGTCTATAAATGGCGTATGTTCCGGCCATCGAAATTTACTCATTGCGCTAACTCTAAAAGCTGTCTGAAATAATGAAGCCCGATAAGGATGTGAAAATATACCCCATGTTCTGTTTTTAATGTGGTAGTAAATTGTATTATCAACTCCAGCAAAATCAACTCCAGTTAGATCACCAAATCTATTTATGTAATCAGGCTTATACTGATCATCGTCCTCAATTAGAAACACCAAATCAATGCCGTCTTTCTTAGCTAATTCTACACCAGCTTTAACACGCTCTGAAATATCAACCGAGTGAGACTTAGGCGCGTAATCAATTATGTAATGCTTTTCAGGTTGAATTAAAAACTTACTTAATTGATACTTGCAAAACTCTAGCATCTTTGGACGGTCCCGTGTTGGTGTTATGATGGCGTATGGCTCCATTTCAATGATTGCGTGTAGTTATAGACCAATCAATTTCGTAATGCCGCGTGCCGTTCTGCGTGGTCTGCATCATAATTCCGCGTGTTCTTATTTCGGTTATTATCGGTTTTAGTTGCCCATCACATACCGTAACAATAAGTGTGTCATGTGGGGTAATTGTTATTTCGTATGTATTGCCTTTTGGCGATTGTTTGTCGAACATTGCTGGCAATTGTAAACCATCATTATTAGTACAGTTCATAACTTAATTTCTTTAACCTCTTCAATGGCTCTTCTTATTGTGGCTATGGATGATTCTAAAATTATTGTCTCAAGTGCGTGATCTTGGCTTTGCTCTTTCGTATAATCTTTACTGAATTTACTTTTTAGTTCAGCTAATTGTTTTTCATTTTCACGCATCCAAAAATTGAATCTTTGGTTGATCCTGATTTTAATATGCTCAGCGTATTTATCCGCGTTTACTTTTGCCATACTGGTAAAAAATATAAATTACTTCCTTCACTTCCTAAATAAACATTAACGCCAGCTTCTTTTAAGCTCATGCAAAATGATTTGTAGTTACTGATCTCGTTTGCAAACATATCCTTACCTGGAGAATATACGCGATGGTCGACAAAGTCAACGCCCCATAAAACTATGTCTTTCGAGCCAAATTGGTACGCTAAACTAATAGCTGCAAATGGGCTGGTTTTTGAATGGTATAAATAGTTTTGGCTGATTTTTTGAAGTCTATTTGAATGGCTCCATGACCTTGATTCGAATCCTAAAACAGGTCTATCTGTGAATACCTTCTCCCATTGCGCGGGTGAATTAGTATAAACTTTGGATGGCTTCGAGTTCTTAATAAATTCAAATCGTTCTTTTGTGAATTGAAAAGGCAAGTTTAGTAAAAGCAAATACTCAGGCTCAAAACCCCATTTAGCACAATCATTCACCCCTATACAGGGGCTTTGGCCTTTGTAGTGCTTTGCTGATTCGCCACATGCTAGAATATTTATCGTCATTGCGCCATGCCATCCTCAATGGCTTTTATTTTAATGTACCGACAATCCTCTAAAATTAAGTATTCAACATATTTACTAAAGCTTTTTATTCCTTTCTCGGCCATGCAAAGTAATGCCATTGTGTATATCTCTTTTCTTATTACTAATTGAACACAGCATAAATTATCGCTTTTTTGGATATCCTTATCCCTTCCGACACGACCACGCATGTCTTTGTTATAAACTGGTAGAAACTTTTTTATCCACCTGGTTTCATAATGGTTCAACATATCAGGTTTGCATACGATGTACCTAACAGAGTCATATTTTTTACTCTTATGTCCATGTAGCCTTGTTTTTAGATCCTTAGTTTGGCCGATATATATAACCTTACCTTCCTTAATTAAAAAGTAGATGCAGTAGTTAACTTTTCGGCTCATGGTTTCCAGCTATGTTTTTGCATATATTCAATTATTGCTGTTCTGTACAGTGTGCCTCTTGACATTCCCTTGCTCTTAGCAAAATCGTCAGCTTGCTTTTTTAAAGCTTTTTCAATCTTAAAACAGTCCTGATCTTTTGCCATATTGTTATAACAAATATATAACTATTATCGTAAATCCTCGGCTTTAGACAGATTTTTTAGCGTAAAGGTGATTCTTTTCAATAAAGTCAGGAAATTGGCACTCCAACATATATCTGAAATTGTCAAAGAAGTGCAAAGGATTGGTTTTATTCTTAACTAAGACTCCGAATCCGTCGACTGTTGCGCCTAAATCGTTTATTAGATCCTGACAATTGTCTGTTATGATTACCTCGGCGTTTTGAAGTATTGAGTTACATAATATGCGGCTCGCGGAAAGCTCTTTATTTTTGGTTTGAACCTTCAAATTACGATCGGCCAGCTTTAATTTCTGCTTTATGATTGTGTAATGATTAATGTCTCCCTCTAATAATGGGCTCCGGTTTTTGCCGGTTGAGTCCCCAGTAACATCCATTTTAAATAAGAAATTAGGGTATTTAGCTAAAATCATGTCGCATAATTCAGGGGTGGACCCACTTTCTATCTTTAGACAGTCAAATATTTTTAACGTTCTTATGTCAGTGCCTTGGCCGATTGTGCACGTCATTGGCTCCTTATTAAAATCGAAGCTGATTATGACGTTTAAGTGAGGATTAGGGATATAAACCTCTTTTACAACGTGTTTTTGCTCACTATACGCATAAAGGAACTTCTTTTCAGTTAGGTCTATAAACTCACCGTAAATCTCTTGTTTGGCTGTTTCTGAATCCATTGCCTCCTCAATGAGTTTTATCTCTTCCCTGGCGATAAATGGGTTATCAAAGCCGGTAAACGATAATATCCTGTATCGCTCTTTGTCGGTCAATGCCTTTTGGTAAAGCTCGTAGAATTTATGGATCCCGTTCTTGTTTCGCTTTCCCTTTGGTGCCCCCGCTACGATAATCTTCGCATTCGGAAAGTCTACAAGCATTGGAAGTACCGCGTTTGTATAGAGATAATCGTCATCTAAGATAATTCCAGCCTCATTTAAGAAAATAAGATGGTATCCAAATCCTTCCCAGTTTTCTGGCCTGTCAGCACTACGAAAGTCTATCGTGGCTCTACCTACCTTTAAAACACGTTCTTGGGTTCTCCATTTCCATAAGTTTTGCGGTAGTTTTTTGAGTTCAGGCATGAAATACCGCTCAATGTACTTATCTATATTTGCGCTTATAGTATCGCCCCAAAGAAACAATAAATCGCCTTTTGGTAGAAAATGGTAATCTTCACAAAGGCCATACTCGATCATGGCGTTAGCCGCCCCTTTGGTTAAGCCACCGCGGCGGCCCTTCTTTACGATTGTGAATTTTGGAAATGGTCCCTCAGGGAAGAATAATTCCGATTGAGGCTCACTGAATTCTAATTGAAATTCAACTTGGTTCACTTTACTATTTTACGAGAAACAACCAATTCTATTCCAGCATCAACAGTTACGGATTCTTTAGGCTTTCCGAAGTAATATGCAAGCCAAACCTTTTGTGCTTCAAGGCTTTTCCCTTTTGTAGCGGCCTCATAAACTGCTTTTAAGACATCTTCTGATTTACCGATACTATCCATCAACTCCGGTAATCCTAACTCCTCAGCCTTTGTTTTGCGGCCTGCTCCCTCCCTTTTACCGCCTCTACTTGCCATATTTTGAATAAAAATGATTAATCATTGAAATATTGATATAATTATACAATAAACGTTACGAATGTTTCAAAATCAACAATATTGTAATTATTGTCCTTAAAATTGTCTTCAGCTACTTGAATTGAATATGTAAGCATTTCACGATGAAAAGGGTCTATAAAAATTGCTAGTCCTAAATTATCGCCAATTAAAGCGTAATTAAGGTTTTTGAAATGTTCAATGGTTTTATCTCGCTCTTGTGGTGTTTTGCATTTAATAGCAACTGAAACCTTATTAAACTCTGTGTTCATCTATTATTTTTTGAATAAAGTCTTCGAATTTAAGCATTTTTTGGGTATTGTCAAAAGTACCTCGAATGCAATTATATTGTTTGGAATAGAATATAATTCCGTGGTTTAGGTTTAAATGGGTTATTTCTCCATCGCATATTATCCACCTTTCAAAGTTTATACCGAATAATCCAGCTATGTACTTCGTGAATGCTAATTGTTCATCATTAACTAACGTATAATAAAATACCGGATTAGTAAATACTCCTTTGTGTGGGG